CGTAGTTTCGTGCGAAGGCTACGAGGCCTTCCGCCACGCTCGAGGTGTCTAACATCCTGGAACGGTTCAACCCGTCCGGGGAGTAGGCACTTCAACAGCGCACCTTCCTCAGTAATGACAGAGGGAGGTGGGTCACCGACGACGCAAGCGCCCCACACAAGGGGCGACTGGAAGTCTGAATGCCACCGCTGGACCTCGAACCCAAATATGGATTCGCGGCCCATCACTGCTGCAGATGCGGCGACAAGCGGCATAGGCACGAGGCTTTCTAACCGTTCGTCTAAGTACTTGGCAGCACCCCACAAACCAGCCCAATAGAGCTGATTACGAAGGGAGACAGTACAAGCAATCTGCTTAGCGTCGCGGCGTGTCTTAGGAAACTCTGAACGGCGGTAGACAACAGTTACGTCATCACCGCGCCAGTAGTCCTTACCGCAGCTCTCACGGAACGAGCCGTTCCAGAAAGATTTTGCGGCATTAGGCTTCGCCCCAAAAGAGACGAGCCACGAAAGACACGCTGGTGTCTCGCGTCTAGGTACGATAATATCGTCACCAAAGACGCGAACCTCGTCAGCGAGAGATAACAACTCACGCCGACTAGGAGCGGCGGTTCTAAAGCGCTCACATGCAACCGCGTGGGCGGCAATCGTCGCAAAGACGATGCTTTCCACAGGGAAACAGAGAGCTGAGCCCATCGACGCGAACTTCGAAAGCGGAATAATACCGCGATCGGGAACGCTGGCACAGTGGCTCCGTGTTGCCTCAAGGAACTCGAGAAGTAACGGGAACCGAGAGAAAACACTTTGCACAAGGGCCAAACCAACACGGTCTGATGCTTCTGAAAGGTCGATAGTCGACAGAGATCCGTCGACACTACCTCGCAGAGCGAGCTTCCTGTTAGCCTCTTGATCACTAAGATCAACGAAGGGAGAACCACCAGAAAACTCACGCATGAATTCGCCAAGGAGTGCCTGCTGAACGTATTGAACGTTGGCAGGCTCCATAGCTATCACACGTGCCTTATTGGCCGTCTTAGGTACCGTGACCACCCTAACGGGTAGCTCGGCGCCAGGCGGTGGGGAGGAAACAGCTAGGGGAACCTCGGCCCAGATCGGGTCGATGTACTCCCTATGGTCCGCTACGGCTTGTAGCCGTTGTGGCCAATACCTACTGGCAAACTTTGCGTTTCCGCTAAGTCTGTCGGCGGTGCTGCCTGGACCATGTCGCGGAACGAGCGTTCCGTTCGCAATAGACTGCTCAATCTTGGACAGTCGCGAACCAAACAATCGCACACACGACACAGACAGGGCGCGTAAGTGCTCTGGTTCATACCAGTACTCACGCATATCCTCCTCACACTTGATGAACGCATCAATTGAGCGCGCCTCATATTTTGGGGCGCACACAGCAAATACCTTTTTATGCAGGCGACAAATTTGCCGGACAGCATATATAGCATCGCTGGACGCGTCGCTTAGCAACTCACCACTGGAGTCGAAAATCTGGGCTGTGAACCCGCGCAGAAAACGCGGGAGAGCACGGCGAGCCCTGCCAAAGGCGAGGCACGTCGATGGGTCCCATCCTTCATTAGCGAGTGCCCCTTCGAGGGCCTCTGCAAACGAAGGGAGGGTGATTTCCAAAAAGGATACACCCTCTTCCTCGACTCGGTCCGCGATCGTTTTCCAATCGCGGTCCACTTTAACACCACACAGTGCACCGCAATCACGGAGCACATGGTATGTTAGGGACAACAGGCTTTTCATCGGCTCCCAATCTGGGTGGCTGAATCCTGAGCCAATACGTCCCGACCCCAAAAGGAAAATCCACGGCCATAACTACAGCCGTTCGGCTAGCTTTCGCCGCCGAGCACCTTTGTGACCATCGCGCCCGAGCTCGCAGCCATCTGAGCTGCGAAGCCGTCCCACACAGCCTTGGCCTCCGCGACCGTGAAACCGGTCGGCGGAAGGTCAAAG